CATTTAGCGTCTTGGCCAATGGCTGATTAAAGTCTTCTATGGTCGTCAATCCATGGGCCGGGACATGATTGATTGCAAAAGACATCGGATCACTGTCTCGCTTTTTAAGGACTGTCTGAGCCGCTTTATCCCATGTTGCCTTCTGCTCTATTCTGTTCGCGTACTCCGGATCATCCTTCTGAGGCATTAGCGACTTGCTGATGGAAGTAATCTCAGCTAGGGACATGCCAGGCATTTGATACATGTACGAATTTAGCTGAGCCTGCTTTGCAGCTTCCTGATGCATGCGTACTCCGTCATCCTGGCCATAAACACCAATGAAGTCAGAAATATCCGGAAGGGTGCTGATGTCTCCTTGGGTCAGCGCAAGAGAAAGAGCGTTGTCCACATTCTTTTTCAGCTCGATTCTCTGTTGTTTGAGGTCTTGACCCATAGCTTGTTTGGCGTGCTGCATAATCCAGATTTTTTCCGGATCGTTCAGGGCGTCAAAGACTTCAATCCCTGTTTTCACCTTCGGGTTAAAAGCAAGGTCTGCTGCCGTCAGTCTTGGCGCCTGATCTGTACCTTCGCTCAAGAGTTTGCCGTTATCATCGCGGCGCTCACCGTTCGGACCAATAAAGATGTTTTGGCCGTTCTCGACTACCCAGCGTCCGCCAATATTTCTCTTCCCGTCGGCATATTGGCTTTCCTCGGAGAATGTGTGGTGGTTCGGCTTCTTGAATGTGTCTGGGAAGTGGCCGTTCTCAGCCTGAGCTGCTCCTGCTTTCCAGGCTCCTCTAAGGTCATAGTCGTAAACATCACGCTCATGGCCGATCTTCTTAGCCCAGGCTTGATACTGAGCTTCTTCTTCGTCAGCAAGTTTCGTGTTGTAGAAGTCGGAGAAGTCGTTAATGTCCTCTTTTCCCAGAGCACCCTGGATACCCGCGATAATCGTGCGCTCGGAGTAAGGTACATCCCCGATCTCTTGTTTCATCATCGCGGTGACGACTTTCTTTAAGACCTCGGGATCTTTCAGATTCAATCGTTCATTGGATTTATAACCCGTGGCGTGGCTTACGTTGTCAACGTATGCACCCATTGTCAAAGAATCTGCTGCGGCAAACCGAGACAAAATGCTTTCAATAGTATTGAGGCCATACTTATGGGCATAAGTCTGAATGACCTTCACGCCAGCGCGAATACCATCTTCAGGACGAGCAAAGATTGCATGACCTCTTTCATCCTGCCCAATGAGCCCCTTCCATTTGTTGCCGAATACTTTCACATTTAACGGATTACAGCCCTTGTAACCGGACGTATTGAGAACCTTGTCCGAGACTTTCGGCGGAGTTCCTATGCCCGCCTGAGCCGCTGATTGGCGCAACACGTTAGGATCCGTATTGCCGAATACCCTCGCAGTAGCTCCTGAAGTGAGGGCTACGGCGGTTGGTCCATTAAGTCTTCGCATAATCTGCACAAGCTGCAGGGCAGAACGCTGGAATAACATCTGGTAAGTTCTGCGTCCGACATCAGCAGACATCTGCTTTGATCCGTCAACTTGAAAATGCCTAAATGCGCCAAGAGGATCGGCCATAGAAGCATTGCTGTAGGCACCTGCATAAGCCAGAGACTTATAGGCGTTCTTCTGACGTTTCAGTGTTTCCTCGTCCCATCCTTCCATCCTGCCTTGGTAGTCGATCTCGTTCATCAGGCTGGCCATTGTTCTCTGACCGTCTGGAGTAAAACCGCCTAAAGCAAACTCCTCCACAAGGTTGTCTGCATGGTCTTTAGAGGTCTGAGCGCGCCACCTAATATTCTGTTCATTGCGATAGACGACTGTCTTCTGTCGGACGGAATTGAGGCGCTGTAGGGCATTCGACTTAAAGGCCTCCTTCACATCAGGATCATCAATCTGGCTTAGGTGCTTGTCGTAAATAGACTGAAGGTCGGTTTGCGCCTGATCCCAGCCTGTCACGGCGTTCTTGCCGCGCTGTGCAAAATAGCCCTTCTCAGGGTCATACAAAGTGTTCTGCACCTCTTTGTTGTAAGCGTCCAACTGTTCATCAGCCTGGGCCTTCACAACAGTGTCATGGTGATACGCCTCAATTTTGATCGTGCTGTCTGCAAGCTGGCTCCAGGGCTGGAGCGCTCGATTCATGACGTTTTCGTAATCAAAGGAGGGGCGGACGTTATCAACGGGAGCGCCGAAACCTCCGCTTTCGACTACTCCAGGCACATTATTTTCATACTTAGGGACGATAGGCATTTTTTTTATCCTCTGTAGTTCAGAGAGAAGATGTTTTTAGTTGTCGGATAAAGCTGTGTGGTTTTGACTGTCTGGCCTAGCAGCAGGTTCGGTTGTGCACCTGAAATAGCATCAATCCTCGTTACGCCTGGCTGGGCACCTGATATGGCGTCAACTTTGATTCCAGGGTCGGCCCCAGAGATTGCATCAATGTGAATCGGCTCCTCGGCCTTAGGCTTTTCGGCGGATTCTGAGGCTTTGGCCATATCCATCAATTTTCCATAGGCAAAAGCCATGCCCATGTTCCCAGCACCGATTAAAAGAGAATCCGTGAATGCTCGGCTTGCGCTCTGTTTCTTAGCCAGGCTCATGAGCGCCTGATTCCTGTAGTCCGTTTCTTTAGCACGGTATCCCCACGCCTCGGATTTGGCGTTAGATTCAAGCCTGTCGAGATTGACCTTCTTCACAATGTCCGTGCTGGTCAATTGTTCCGCAGCTGATCCGACCCCGATTGCCAAGCCATTTGCGGCTAATGAGACTTTCTGCCGCGCCTTCATTTGAGCGGCTTGCATTGTCTCTCGCTGATACTCACCCTCAGCCGCGAAAAGTCTCTGCTGATAGTGCAAGTTCATTGTGTCCGCGTTGATCTTCGCTATGTCTGCCTGAGCTTGCGCAATAGCGTTGTTGTACTTCGTGACACTCTTAGCACCGAAGGCGTTAAAGAGTGTGGAAACACCTGTAGAAATAAGGCCTAGTGTGCCAAAAGAGAAACTAGATCCGGCCATAAAAAATCCTCCAACTCAGCATAGATATTGGAGGATTCCAAGAGCGTGATGCGCACTACACCACGTCGCAGGTCACGGTAATACTGGAGATTTTCAGCGGGAGCGGGGCGCTCTGGCGAATACACACTTGACCGTCATCGGTCCATGAAGCGGCGATATCTACTTCAAACTCTCCGTTCCTCTTCTTCGGCGGGGTACCAGGTGTTTCCCGTCCTCGTGTCGGCTGCTGATAGAGGTCGTCGAAACTCGAGCCAGCCAGGATTGAGGCTGAATCAATCATTCTGACCGCCACCCCGCTAATGTTTTTGCGGTGATTGCTACCAAAAGAAAGATCCTGAAGCTGTAAGGCAAGAGGTAAGGTCTGAATGTCAGAGTTGTACGGCAAACCAACATGCACCTTAGAGGCCGCTCTTCTTAGCGTGATCTTGCCGTTCTGCACTACTTGATCCGGCACACAATAGCCGTCGGCTAGGATGGAAACCTTCATCCCATTCAGCCAGCTAATTCCCGTGATGTCCGTCTTGGCTGGGCCTGAATACGTGCCTGCGCAGTCCATGAATAAGTAGTCTTCATCTTTCTCAATGATGTACTCATTCATGCGCTCTACAAACCTCACGGTGTTGTCTCCAATTTTCCGCTTGGTCACGACATAAAGAATGTCCTCATTGCTCTCTGGAACTACTGCGCAGGATTCAAAGTCTCCCTGGGTTTCGTGCTGTGCAAAAGCTCCGACTTGTTGCTCTGGCACGTATGTGAAGGAGATTAGTTTGCCTTTGTCATTAACGCACCAGAAGATCGAATAGGGAGCCTTGGCGTATGCAATATCAACGACTTCGTGATAATCGAAGAGGTGGGCCGCTCTGAGGCACACATCGGACGTAATGTATCCGCCCGCCTGGTAGCTGTAACCCAATTCACGTAAATGACCTCCACGGGCTGAGGCAAAGATCATAGTGTTGTTGATTAACACGGGCTTGGTCTGGCTGGAGCCGACATAAGACTGCGGTCTTACGCTCATAGATTCAGGCGTGATCGCGTCAGAGTTTACAGGGCTCACTCGCCATTCCCCGCTAGCCGTGAGCATGAGGAGCTGAGACAATGGGACGATATGGCGGATTCTGTTGCTGTCCTGGCTCGCAACTCTCACCTTGATGCGATCGGTTGACTGAGACGGGAGCGAATAGCCCATGTCTGTTTCGGTACCTGTTTTTGTAGCCCAAATATATTGCGGTCTCATGCGGCTACCTGCGAACCACCTTCTCTGCTCGAAGTAGCTCACACATCCTGGGTAGTCGCCAGCATTCGCAACAGTCAGAGAGATTTGAGCGCCTGATCCATAGTTTGAATAAAGAGTGGCCGTCGGATTTGAATATCCTGCGCCTGGATTCTTGACTATTACGTTTGTCAGCTTGCCGCCTGAAATTACAGGCTCTAACACGGCTCCGCTTCCTGTTGTATCGGTCACTCTGATTGAAGTCTCTAAGAACCCAGCGCTCTTTGCAGAAGTCACAAATTCGCCTGTATAACGCTTGAATTCAAATTTGTAGTTCAGTGCTTTTCGGCTCCAGGTCCATGTCGGCCAGGATGTGATAGTCACTCTGCAAAGCGGCCGTTTATAACCGGCCCCTGCGCTTATGACCTGGATTCCCTTGATAGGACGGAAACCATACAAACAGAAATTAAGATTGCCAGTAGGCTTGGTGAGCTTGATCCATTCTGAGGCAGAAGAGAATATGGCCTTGGCAGTCGCTCCGACACCTGATCCTTCTGCGTCATAAATCTCCACGCTGGCCGAGAACAGAGAAATCATCTCGTCATTAGGGACAAGGCCTACACCATCGCCATAGAAGTTCAATGCCCAGCCGTCATCACTTTGCCACGCAGAACAGTTTCCAGGTGCTACAGGTCCATAGAAGTTTCTGCCCGATCCCTCGACTACCCATGTCTGTGTCTCTAGCAGGTCGATCCCCGTAATTTCTCCGTTCGGACCGACATATCCAGAACCTTGAGCGGTTACGGTTGCCCCCGTAATGCCGCCGCTTGTGAGGAATACATCATCATAGATTGGCGGCGTAATTGAGCTGTCAGGCGCGATATTGTCGTCATCAATCGAGTTGGAACGGGTCTCACCTATGTAGCCATATATGCCTCCCTTATCACGGTACACGCGGTAATGATCGGCACCTGCAACAGTGTTCCATGTAATGGTGTTGTACGCACCATCCCCGTAAGGGTTGCACACAACTGAGGCGGCCTGGCTCGCTTTCGATTCCTCGGAGTTGTCCAGGTTGCACGAGGTCACCACGTACTTCCGGACATATCCGTCTTTATAGGTAGCAGACTGCAAGATGTGCTGCGTGGCCGTCACTCCTGTGGGCGGCGTGAGAGAAGTGTTGAAAGTGATGTCCACCAGTCGCCAGTCCAGCGCTCCGTAACGTCTCAACTCTCTCGGAGGATGGGAGCAGTGCACCAGCGTGATGATGTCCACGCTCTGGGCGTAATCAATATCAAAGAGTTCGGATTCGTCATAATCCGTGGCAACTTCATACGGGACATTGCCGTTCATCAGTGTGGAGCCGTTCGTGTGAAATCGGACGTAATGATGCCCAAACTCCAAGATCATCGTCTGAGTTGCTGAGAATGTGAACGGGATCAGGCGGCATTTTCTGTCCGGATATTTGGTCTCACGCACCATTGAGAATCCGGGTCTCCTCACTACAGGGCCTTGAGGTTCAACAATCATATTGCGGCACTTGGCTAGCCCTGCAGAATATGAAGGATCCGTGATCCTGGAGTACATCGAAGGAGAAATCTCACCTCCTCCGATACTCTGTTTATAGATTTT